TCGTGAAGGGATCCGTGTGGAATGCATTCACTCCGGGCGGGTGGCCTGTGCAGAGGTATATGATGCGGAAAATTGAAGAGGATAAAAGTGCCGCGAGATCGCGAGATACAAGACCGCGAGGCACTTCGGGAGGACTGAGATCATGACCTGTTATGTGGATATTACGACGGTGTTCAGAGGAGGACAGCGCGGCAGCGGCACGGCGTCTGTAATCATCTGGACGGAGAAAGCCGGGGAGAGGCATGAAGCCGGTCCTTTTTATGTGTCTGTGGTGGATGAGACGCGGAACCGCCTGGCGATCCTGGCGGTGAATGAGGCACTGAAGCATTTCACAAGACCGGGACAGGATATCATCATCCGCATGCGGGAGACCTATGTGAGGGCAAATCTCCAGTATTTGGATGGATGGCATGAAAAAGACTATCAGAAAAAAGGAGGCAAGACTGTGGCGAATGCGGACGAATGGCGGAAGCTGTGGATGCACACGCGAAACCAGCGGATCACTGTGGAAGTCGTGAACGATGCAGCCGTGTGAGGTGTGCGGAGCGCCGGGGCAGCGGCATCATATCGTTTTCCGCTCACATGGCGGACTGGACATACCTGTGAACTATTGCTATCTCTGCGCCTGGCACCACACAGACGGACCGGACGCGCCGCACAAAAACCGGGCGGCGGATCTGGCGCTGAAGCTGCGGGAGCAGAGAGATCTTCAGAATATGTTCCGGTGCGAGTCGTACAGGATCGCGGAGATCGCGGAGATCATTGGCATGTCCAGGCGGACACTGGCGCGGAAGATGCGGAACGTGCCGGCCGTGCTGGGCGAATACCGGCGGGAAGATATTATCAAATTCATCATGGGAGGCAGGCTATATGAAGAACTGCAGGACGGACACCAGAGAAGCGCCGCAGCATCTGCGGACGGATTCATCCTCCTGGATTCCGGTGGGGATCATCACGGGGATGACAGCGGATCAGGTGCGGGAGAAGGGTGAGATGCAATTTGGAATAGCGGGATACAAGAAATTCTGCGAGGAGTGGAAAGAGATCCAGAAGAACATGATAGGAGTCTGAGATGTGCAAAACAATGTTTGAAGCGGACACAGTGATGCAGAAGCTGGTTGATTCCGTCGAAGGGCGGAAGAAGAACGGCGGCGGATTCGTTCCGTTCACGCCGGCGGAGCTGGATCTGGTGGAGGAGCTGGCGGCCTGGGCGGAAGGGACGCGGTTCTATGTGAGATTCCAGAATGATACAGAGATGAGCGGAGCATTCAATCAGCAGCTGGAGAAGATGACAGTGGCAGACATGATGATGTTCGCAATGATGAAGTACCAGAAGAGCAAAAAGGAAGGCACGGGGATGGCAGGAGTGGCGCTGATCGTTCCGGCGCTGTGGAACAAACTGAAAGGAGAAGGATGATGGAAGAAAACAGCAGAGAAATGCCTGAAGGACTGTTTGAGCAGACCGGTGCATGCAGATTCTGCGGGCAGATCAAGGTGATGCATACGGCGGAAGAGTGGTCACAGGAGCGCCTGGACGAAGAGGCAACGCTGACATGCTCCTGCGGCGCGGCGAAGACATACGCATACCGGAAGGAAGCCTATGAGAACGCCATGCGGACCATTGAGAAGCTGTTTTCAAAGGAGAACAGGCTGAAGTGGCTGTATAAAGTCGAGCTGGATCCGAATCTGAAGCCGCTGATGGTGGATACCATCCAGCAGATGGAGGCCGGGAGCATCGACAGCGCATCATTCCAGACCGGGATGGTGGATATCAAACTGACCATGCGCGCCGACGGCAGGATCCGCGTGAAGTGGAATTATAAAGACAAAGGAGAAGCAGACCAATGAACAAAGTGATACTGATGGGCAGACTGACCAGAGATCCGGAACTGAGATATTCAAACAAAGGGCAGGATCAGACTGCAATATGCAATTATACGCTTGCGGTGGACCGGCGGCAGCGGAACCAGGACGGGAACGCACAGGCGGACTTCATCCCTTGTACGGCCTTCGGCAAAGCAGCGGAATTTGCTGAGAAGTATTTCGCCCAGGGCCTGCGCGTGCTGGTGACCGGGAGAATCCAGACCGGGAGTTATACAAACCGGGACGGCGTGAAGGTGTACACCACGACGGTGATCATTGAGGAGCAGGAATTCGCGGACAGCAAAAAGGACGGAGGCGCAGATCCGCGGCAGAGGAATCAGACCGGAAGCGGGCGCGGAGGCAGCGGATACAGAGATGATCAGGGGAAATACCATGATGGATATGGCCAGTACGACAGCACGAAGGAACAGGAAGGATTCATGAATATCCCGGACGGCGTGGAAGATGAAGGCCTGCCGTTTAACTGATGGAGGGCGGAATGAGACTGATCAGATTCATGGGAGCCGAGGAACTGCGGAAGTATCTGAACGGTGAAACGCTGACGAATATCACGGACTGGAGGTTGGCAGGATCACGATCAGGATCAAGGGGATTCTGCTTTTTCGACGATTCTGAGACGCCGGAGGAGCGCCTGCAGTATGTGGGCGGGGTCGTGGACACGTCTCTGGTGGCAGTGTTTGAAACCGTTCCGTTCGCAAGGCTGGAGCTGATGGAGAGCCTGGGAAAGTACAGAGACACAGAAAGAGATCTGCCGACGCTGAAGGAGCTGCTGACGTTCAGCAATTTACAGTTCAAAAAGGTGTGGGAGTATAGCGCTTTACAGTACAACTCCCAGATTCTGCACATCGTAAAAGTGGGCCGGCCGGAGCGGCATCCGGAAGGATGGAGGATAGAATGGAAAACTTGAAGCCGTGTCCGTTCTGCGGCAGTCAGGCGCACATAGAAAAGGGAAAGATAAGATTCAAAAAAAACAAATCCAGAGGAGCCACAAAAATAGGGGCTTATTTTATCGGCTGTTCTGATCCTGAGTGCATTCTTTACAGCAACAGGCGGTATGGAAGACTGTTTTTCACCGTGTCGAAATATGGCATAGAGGGAATGATAAGAAGATGGAACAGGAGGGAGGAATGAAACTGATTAATGCGGATCTGGTGGTGCATTGGGAATCGTATGATGATGAACATGAGACAGTCCTGGATCATACAGGCACTATAGCGGATTTTCTGGACATTATGACATATGAAGGATGCCCGGAAATTGTGGACGATTTCCAGGGGAAGCTGTGGAAATGGAATCTGTGCAGTAAGGAAATGCCGCAGAAGGATGAAAGGTATATTGTAACAGTGCGGGATATATTCGATAACATCAAAGTGCAGTTCAGGTATTGGAATGCTGACTGCAATTTATGGAGTGGTGACCAGATGGACAAAGTACTGGCATGGTGCGAAATTCCGGAGCCATGGGAGGGAGCGCAGGATGATTAAGGTACATCATCCAAATGGCTATTATGGCATTCTTTACGGCAAGAGCAGCCTGGCAGTTTATGAAGAAGAGCATGGGTATGAGATGTTTCATACTGGCTTCCGAAACGTCAACACAGAACAGGAATTATACAGCTTTCTGGAAAATGTTCCGAAAATACTAAAAGAATTTGCAGAAATGATGGAGCATGATCTGCTGTATGGAAAGGACGGTGAGCAGCATGGTACTGATTAACATACGGATGCCGAAGGACTGCCCATTCTGCCCATGCAGTCATTACAGCGTTACGGGCGAATTCATGGGATGCGAGGCAGTTGCGGGAAAGAAATATGCTGTGATGGAAGATCCTGAGTATGCGAATTCCTCCGAGCGGCCGGAATGGTGTCCGATGAAGGAGGTGCAGGAATGACATTCAGGGAGATCCTGGAGCAGACCGGAGAGGCTGCCGTTCTGGAGCAGACTGCGGAGGAATGCGCGGAGCTGGCACATGCCTGCCTGAAGATGGCCCGGAAGCTGAGAGCGGAGAGTCCGACGCCGGCAGCGGAAGCAGAGATCTGTGAAAGCATCCATGAGGAGCTGGCGGATCTCATGACATGCGTGGATGTCATAATAAACATTCCGTGGATCAGCACGAAGAAAGTGCAGGAGATCCAGATTAGGAAAGCACGGCGGTGGGGAGAAAGGATACAGAAGGAATGACGGCAAAGGAATATCTGTCCCAGATACGGAAGGCGGAGATCATCATCCGGATCCGCGCGCAGGAGCTGCAGAGGCTCAAAGAGGACACGGCGTACATCTCAGCGATCAGATACGACAAGGTGAGAGTGCAGACATCTACGGACGGCAGCGGCATCAGCAAAGCAGTGGAGGAATCAGTTTCTCTGCAGCTGGAGATTGAAAAGCGCATCCAGAGGCTGACGAAGAAGCGGCACGACATCATCACGCAGATCGAAGGACTGGAGAATCCGAACTATATCGAACTGCTGAAGTTGAAGTATATCGACGATGAGCGCTTTGAAGCTATCGCGTGCAGCATGGGATATTCGTATGGGAGAATAGTACACATGCACGGTGAAGCGCTGCAGGCCTTCGGCCGGAAGTATCTGGGGCAGTAAGTTAGCATCAAATAGCAAGACAGCTTGCGAAATGCTGTAGTAAGCTGATAGAGGCGAACATCACGAAAGAGCGGCGGACCATCAAATCGGTGGTCCGCTTTGCTGTGCAGGAAGCTATGGCATTCAATCACGAAAACGACGATTTTTATCAGGGAACGCGCTGGAAGATAATGCGGCAGCGGATCCTCCGAAGAGATAAATACATGTGCCAGAACTGCCGGAGATACGGCCGGCAGCGGGAGGCCACAGAGGTGCATCACATTGAGCATCTGGAAGATCATCCGGAACGCGCGTATGATCCGAAAAATCTCGTATCTCTGTGCCATTCGTGCCACAACGCACAGCATCCGGAGAAAGCCAAAGTTATGAACAAATGTCGAAAAATGTGGATAAGTGGATAGCCCCGCCCGGTCCTGGTCATCTGGACGCACCATCCGGCCTGTGGCGAGGGTGGACACTTCCAACTCTGAACCGTTTTTTTAATTATTTTCCCCAGGGAGATGCAAAAATGAACGCTGATGAATGGAAAAGGGCCATCAGAAGGGCCACAAAAGCGGCGGGAACGTACAAAAAAACGTTCGACGCGCCGATTGATGCCCTGGCGAAGATCCTGGACCAGCGGGACCGCGTGTATCAGGAATTCCTGGACGGCGGCGCCGTGCCTGTGGTCGAACGGGTGTCTGACCGCGGCGCAAAGAACAGCGCTAAGAATCCGCTCCTCACTCTCTGGATGGAACTGAACCGGGACGCGCTGGCATACTGGCGGGAGCTGGGACTTACTCCCAGCGGACTGAAGCGTCTGAATGAATCGGCCATGGCCGGAGCAAAGGAACAGAGCGCACTGGAGAAGGCGCTGGCATCCATGGCATGAAAAACAAAAACTGGACGGAGGCGATGGAGTACGCGAACAGCATCAGGGAGGGGCGGAAAGTCGCGTGCAGAGATCTGAAGCTGTGTGTGGCCAGGTTCTTCCGGGATCTGGAGAATCCTGACTATGAGATAGATCACAAAGGGCCGGAATTTGTGATCGGCATTATCGAGAAGACGATCTGTCACCAACAGGGTGAAAAGATCGACGGGACGCCTCTCAGGGGGAAGCCGTTCCTGCTGGAGCCGTTCCATAAATTCATCGTTTACAACCTGATCGGATTCAAGCTGAAGGGAACCGACATCGTCCGCTTCCATGAGGCGCTGATCTATATCCCGCGGAAGAACATCAAAACATCATTCGCGGGAGCGCTGGCCTGGGCGTTGTCTCTCTGGTACCGCAGATCCGGTGCGAAGACGTACATCACGGCCGCGGCGCTGATGCAGTCTCTGGAATCCTTCAACTTCCTGGCCTACAACGTGGACCGGATGGGAGAGAACCAGAAGGACGGCGGCCATGTGCATGTCATAGACAACAACAACGAGCATTCTATGGACGCGCAGCTGGCGGACGGATCATTTTTCATCCGCGCGCTGGCGGCAAATCCGGATACACAGGATTCACTGAACTGCAATATTGCCATAGTGGACGAGATCCACGCCTTCAAGAAACCGAAGCAGTATAACCTTTTCAAGGAGGCAATGAAAGCCTACACGAACAAATTACTGATCGGCATCAGCACGGCTGGAGATGATGAACAGGGATTCCTGGGGAAGCGCCTCATATACTGCCGGAAGGTCCTGGAGCAGATCGTGAAGGACGAACAGTATTTCATTTTCATCTGCTGCGCGGATCCGGATGAAAACGGGGACATTGATTTCACGAATCCGAAAGTGCATGAGATGGCGAATCCCGCCTATGGAGTGACCATCCGGCCGGAGGAGATCCTGAACGATTCCCTCCAGGCACTGAACGATCCGCAGCAGAGAAAGGACTTTTTCGCGAAGTCTCTGAACGTATTCACGAACGCCTTAAAGTCCTGGTTCGATATTGAGGAATTCAAACGGTCTGATCAGAAATATGACTGGACACTGCAGGAGCTGGCAAAACTGCCGGTGCAGTGGTTTGGCGGCGCGGATCTGTCACGCATGTATGACCTGACGGCAGCGGCACTGTATGGCCAGTATCAGGGCGTGGACATCGTGATCACTCACGGATTTTTCCCGGTGACACAGGCGGCCAGAAAGGCGGATGAGGATAACATCCCGCTCTTCGGATGGCAGGATGATGGATGGCTGACGATCTGCAACAGTCCGACGGTGAATATTTCAGATATCGTGAACTGGTTCATCTCCATGCGGAGCATGGGATTCAAGATCAAACAGGTGGGCCATGACCGGAAGTTCGCCGGGGAGGAATATTTCCCGGCCATGAAGGCGGCGGGCTTCAACATCATCGACGCGCCGCAGTATTACTATGTGAAGTCCCAGGGATTCCGGCATATCGAGAAGGCCGCGAAGGACGGAAAGCTGTATTATTTGCATTCTGAGGCATATGAATACTGTGTCTCAAATGTCCGGGCGGTGGAGAAAACGGACGATGCTGTCCAGTACGAAAAAGTCCAGCCGGAACACAGAATAGATCTGTTTGACGCCTCAGTGTTTGCATGCATGAGAATGTGCGAAGCGCAGGCGAAGAGCAAGAAAGCCGCGGCCTGGTGGGGCAGCGGTAAAAGCGAGGTTAAGAAATGACGAAACGAAGGAAGACGGCGCCGCTGGCGCGCGAAGAGCCGAAGCAGAAGCGGAGCCTGGTATGGTTGACTGATTCGGAAGGATTCAAAACACTGGAATGCCGCGGATATACATCCCTGGCACATAATCCGGAAGTCATGACGGCGGTGGATACCATCGCCCGCCTGGTGGGTGCTATGTCTATCCATCTCATGAGGAACACGGAGCGCGGGGATGTGCGCGTGGTGAACGAGCTGTCCAGAGCAGTGGATATTAATCCGAATCAGTACATGACCAGATCCAACTTCATCGCGTGGATCGTGAAAACGCTTTATCTTGACGGCGCCGGCAATACTGTGGTGTATCCGAAAACATCCAGGGGATATCTCCGGGAGCTGATCCCGGTACCGGCCGCGTTCACGTCGTTCATTCCGGACGGAATGTTCGGATATCGCGTGTACATTGCCGGGGAGGAGTACAAACCGGACCGCGTCCTGCATTTCGTGCTGAATCCGGGGAGTTATTATCCCTGGAAGGGTGACGGGTACCGGATGGCGCTCTGGGATGTGGCCAACAATCTGAAACAGGCAGCGGCCACGGAGAAAGGATTCATGTCCAGCAAGTGGAAGCCTTCGCTGATCGTGAAGGTGGATGCATTGGTGGATGAATTCGCCAGCCCGGAAGGGCGCCAGAAACTCCTGGAATCCTATGCCATGAGCGGGGAGGCCGGAGAGCCGTGGCTGATCCCGGCGGAGGCCTTCGACGTCAAGGAGGTGAAGCCGCTGACGCTGTCAGATCTGGCACTGGCGGACTTCGTGAAGCTGGATAAACAGACCGTGGCGGCGATCCTGGGCGTGCCGCCGTTCGTGCTGGGAGTCGGAGAGTTTAAGAGAGACGCCTGGAACAGCTTTATCAACAGCACCATTATGCCGCTGGCGCAGAACATCCAGCAGGAGCTGACGAAGAAGCTGCTTTATTCGCCGGATCTGTATTTCAGATTCAATGCGAGATCCCTTTATAACTATGATCTCAAAGATCTTGCAAGTGTGGCAGATGAACAGTATGTCCGGGGCATCATGACAGGAAACGAAGTCCGGAGCTGGCTGGGACTTCCGCCGATGGACAGCCTGGACCAGCTGGTGATCCTGGAGAACTATCTGCCGATTGACAGGATCGGAGATCAGAAAAAATTAATTCAGGAAGGAGGTGGAGGCGAATGATCTGTAAAAGAACGGCAATGCTGCGGGATGCGGATTTCCAGACACGCGAGGAAGACGGCCGGAGATATATCGAGGGCTATTTCGCCGTATTCGGCGGCAAATACTGGCTGTGGGAAGATGACGACGGAGCCTATGAGACCATTGAACCGGGCGCGTTTGATCTGGACGCAGACACAGACGTCCGGGCGCTGACGAATCACGACACCACTCTGGTCCTGGGCCGCACCACGGCGGGAACGCTTTCCCTCCGGGTGGATGAGCGCGGCCTGTGGGGCAGCATCGTGATCAATGACGCGGATCAGGACGCGGTGAATGCCTATGAGCGCGTGAAGCGCCGGGATGTCTCACAGTGCAGTTTCGGGTTCGACATTTTGGCGCAGGACGTTGAACATGTGGACGGCATGCCGACAGTCTTCCGGATCCGGAAGGTGAAGCTGTACGAAGTAAGCATCTGCACGTTCCCGGCCTATGAGGACACGGGCGTGACGGCCAGAAAGGCGGAGCTGGAAGATATCAGGAAGCGCCAGGTGCAGGAATGGCGCGACGCGCTGAGAAAGAAATTGAAAGGAGAATGATATGGCACTTAAGGCTATTATGCTGCGGCATAAAATCGACAAACTGAAGAGTGATCTGGAAGCACTCCGGGCAAAGGACACGGAGATTCAGACCAGAGAGGCGGAGCTGGAGGCCGCGATCGCTGAGATCGAGACCGACGAACAGCGCGACGCCGTTGAGGCGGATGTGAACGCCTTTGAGACTGAAAAGACAGAACACGAAGAAAAAAAGGCCGGTCTCACGCAGGAGATCGAAGACCTGGAAAACCAGCTGGCGGAGGAGGAGCGGAGGATCCCGCAGCCGAAAACTCCGGAAAAGAAGAAAGAAAGAGGTGTGAACATTATGGAGAAGATCAACATCAGAAGCCTGCCGATGTCTCAGCGCGCATTCGATGCGCTGCCGATGGAGCAGAGAAACGTCATCCTGGCGGATGAGACCGTCAAGAAGTTTCTGACCGAACTGCGCGCCATGAAGGGCCAGACAAGGGCAATCACCGGCGGAGAACTGACCATCCCGGTCTACTTCCTGGATCTCATTTCTGAGAATATGTACAGATACAGCAAACTGCTGAACCGCGTGAGGATCCGAGAAGTCGGAGGCCAGGCACGTCAGACCATCGCCGGAACTGTTCCGGAAGCTGTCTGGACTGAGATGTGTGCGGCGATCAATGAACTGACATTTGAGTTCAACCAGGTCACTCTGGACGGATACAAAGTTGCCGGTTTTGTTCCGGTCTGCAATTCCCTTCTGGAAGACAACGACATCAATCTGGCGTCCTGGATCGTGGAGATGCTTTCCGAATCCCTGGGCCTTGCGATGGATAAGGCAATCCTGTACGGTAAGGGCGCAGCCTCCAAGATGCCGCTGGGTATCGTGACCAGACTGGCACAGACTTCTCAGCCGGCAGGCTATCCGGCATCCGCTCCGGCGTGGGTAGATCTCCACAGCACCAATATCCAGACGATCGCAGCAAACAAGACCGGCGCAGAATTCTGGGCAGAGCTGACGATTGCCGCAGGAAACACGTTCACCAAGTACAGCCGTGGAAACAAGTTCTGGGCAATGAACAGCAAGACTTATGCACTCCTGAAGAGCAAGGTGATCACGTTCACTGCATCCGGTGACATCGCGGCGAACATTTTTGGAATGCTTCCGATCATCGACGGAGACATCGACATTCTGGAATTCATGCCGGACGGTGATATCGTCGGAGGTTACGGAGATCTGTACCTGGTCGCAGAGCGCGCCGGCATGACCATCGAGGCGTCCAGAGAGGTCCAGTTTATCCAGGACAATACCGTTTTCAAGGCGAAGAGAAGAGCAGACGGAGAGCCGGTGATTCCGGGCGCATTTGTGGCGATCAATATCAACGGCCAGTCTGTCACCACAGTGATGACGTTCGCGGCAGATACGGCCAATGATGCGAACCTGGCATCCCTCTCCGGCCTCACGCTTTCCCCGAGCTTTGACGCCGCAACAGTTACCTATACCGCGGCAACTACAAACACGTCCGACACCGTGATCGCGATTCCGGCAAACGACAATGCTCAGGTAGTCATGAAGCTGGGTACTGATACCGTGAAGAACGGCACCGCGATCAAGTGGGCAGCAGGCGCAAACACGCTGACCGTGACTGTGAAGAACGGCGCGGCCACGAAGGTCTACACGGTAACCGTGACTAAGAGCTGAGACTGACACGGGGGTACAGATATGACGGACGAAACGATCCTGGCAATGCTGAAGGTGAATCTGCAGATCATTGCGGGCAATACGCTGCAGGATGCGTATCTGCAGAACCTGATCGAGACGGCGAAGCAGATGATCACCAGAGAGGGGATCACGCTGGCCGACACGATTGAGGACGGCAATCTGGTGGTCATGTATGCGGCATATCTGTACCGCAAGCGTGCAGACGATTCGCCGGTGATGCCGCGCATGCTCCGGTATGCGCTGAACAACAGACTCTTTTCCCAGAAGGTGAGTGAATCATGATTTTCGATTCCGGTATGGTACAGATCTGCACTCTCCTAAACACGGCGGAGCCGGGATCAATGCCGAAAGAGGCGCTGGTACCGGTCCTGTCCGCGTTATTCGGTGAGAGGACAGTCGGATACAACAGGTATTATCAGGCACAGGGCGTGAACGAACGGGTGGACATGCTGATCAGGATCTGGAGGACCACAGAGGCGCGCATCGGAATGTATGCCGTTCTGAGTCATTCGGAGAATGATGGACAGTACAGAATCACAAACGTCCAGCAGATGCTGGACGAAGATGGCCTGAAAGTCACGGATCTGACGCTGCAGAGGATGGATGATCTTTATGAAATCACTGAATAATATTCTCAAAGGAGTGCGGACCGCGCTCCTGACGGTGACGGATGAATGCTATCACTACAGAAGGCCGCCGAGGCCGAAAAAGAGTTATGTGGTATGGGCCGAAGACGGTGAAGTGGATTCCTTTGAAGCCGAGGACCGGAAAGGTGAACAGCAGCTCCACGGGACCATTGACTTTTACGCCTTTTTTGAATTCGACGAAAAGGTGGACATGATCCAGGAGGCACTGAACGACGCCGGCATTGGTTTCCGCCTGAATTCGGTCCAGTATGAGGACGATACGAACCTGATCCATTACGAATGGGAGTTCTGGGCGGCGTGATATGGCAAAGTGGACAGTGGGAAAAGGGATCGACAAGTACATCCAGGATCTGCAGAATCTGGAATTCGGTTCCGAAGAAATGGCAAAAAAAGCAGTCTATGAAGGCGCGAAGATCGTGACGGACGCGATCCGCGCCAGCATCCAGGCGTTGCCGGTGGGACCTCCGCGTGAGGGCAAAGTGACACAGGCGCAGAAAGCGGGACTGCTGGAAGGCCTGGGCATTGCAGGATTCCGGCAGGATGGCACGTTCATCAATGTAAAGGTGGGCATGGACGGATACAACAGCGAAACATCAAAGAAGTATCCGAAAGGCCAGCCGAACGCACTGATCGCCAGATCTCTGGAAAGCGGATCCTCATTCGCGCCGAAACGGCCTTTTATTGGGCCTTCGGTGAACCGGACGAAGGGCGCGGCGGAAAGAGCGATTGCCAAAAAACTGGACGATGAAATCAAAAAGGTAATGAAGTAAAGGGCCGAAAGGTCTTTTTTTGTATGAAAGGAGAAAGTTATGGCTGCAAATGGCAGAGTGTGTACTGGCTTTTCTAAGCCTTACGTTGCGAGGTATGTAAATACTGCCGGAGTGATCTCATACACTGGCTGCATGCCGCTGGCGCGCGGCGTGTCCGTGACGATCAATCCGGAGACCGGATCCGATAACGCATTTTACGCTGACAACGTCGAAGCAGAGAACGCGCCGGGCGTATTCAACGGCGGGACCGCGGAGCTGGTCGTTGACGGCCTGCTCACGGCAGCGGAGCGCTTCATCTGGGGCCTCCCGGAGGCAGAAGAGGTGAACGGCGTGTCCGTGGTGGCATACGGAGATGATTCAAATCCGCCTTATATGGGAATCGGATTTCTTGCCCGCTATATGTCTGAAGGCGTCACCACATGGGTGCCGTATATCCTCAGAAAAACCATGTTCCAGGTGGGGAACACTGAGGCGGCCACGCAGGAGCAGGAGATTGACTGGCAGACCCAGACCCTGACCGCGAACCTGATGCGTGACGATTCCGCAAATCATCGCTGGAAGATGGTGGGCGCTGAAACCTACAGCACTGAGGCAGCGGCAGAGGCCGCGCTGGTTGCGCTCCTGGGCGGATAATCCGTAAGAGGAAGACAATGAAAATAAACGGGAGAGATGTGAGATTCTTCAGGAGTGTGCTGGCGAGCTGCAAGGTGGCAGACGCCGCGCCTGACGGAGACATTAAGAGATTTTGGAACGAGCAGCTGCTGGGGGGCAGTTACTCTGTATCTCAGCGCGCTGCGGCGGTAATCATGACAGCTCTCTCTGAAGGG